CAAGAAAATGTCTTAGCGAATTCCGACAAGGCAAATTTGAACAAACCATTGAAGGTGCTCTATACTCCTGGCCAATCCCTGCAGGACAGAACACACCGGCTACAACAGTACGCAGCAATGCTGCGGTAAATCAAGCCAACAGTGGGCAGCCCGCAGGTGGCGGAGTGTGATTATGAAAAGGAAATGTCAAAATGCGTTCTAATCCTGTTGGCTCTCCATCACGACTCAAAATACCAGGAGCAGGTCCAATGATTGATCCTCAATCGCCAATCTTGGTTCCACGACAATCTGCTCCTGGACTGCTTGCAACACGTGATACCAATGCTCCGGCACGCCAGAAAAATAATCCCCCAACCAGTAATGGAGAACTGGTTGGAGTTAATGTGCCCTTGCCCCCGCCGCTACTGATAAATTCATCAACGCTGACAACTGAACCATTACAGTTAATCAGCAGTTCACCTTAAAGGATAAAGCATGGCAGAAGACGTCCAAAGAACACGCGGTCGGCCGCAGAATTACAAGCAAGACCGAGGCGGCGTACCAGCAGAATATGGTCCATACCTAGGCAAAGTAATGAGCAATGTGGACCCTACTCGTGCTGGACGTCTACGTGTGTTTATTGAAGCGTTTGCTGACGGACCACAGGATGATGACAACAAATGGATCACAGTGAGTTACCTGCCTAACTACTACGGTTCCACTCCCAACGCAGGTACAGGCACAGGTACAGGCACGTACCCTGGCAACCGTAACAGCTACGGTATGTGGTTTACTCCGCCAGACGTGGGCATAACAGTGATATGTATTTTTGCCAACGGTGATCGCAACCAGGGCTTTTATATTGGTGTGGTGCCTGAACAAGCATCTACACACATGGTTCCGGCTATTGGAGCCAGCAAAAAATTTGCAGTGGCCAACCAAACTCAACAAAAATTTTTCTATGGTGCTACTCAACTGCCAGTGGCTGAAATCAACGTCAACGATCCAGACATTGTTAATCAGCCTCGGTATTTTGAAGAAACCAAGCCTGTACAAAGTTACCAGGCTGCAATTATGTTTCAGCAGGGATTGATTCGTGATGTTAATCGTGGACCTATTTCCAGCACCAGCCAACGTGAAACTCCCAGTCAGGTGTTTGGTATCAGCACTCCTGGACGCCCAATTTATCTGGGTGGAAAAACACAAGAAGAAGTTATACAAAATCTTGACAACATACAGTCAGGAGAACTAAAAGTAATTGGACGTCTAGGCGGTCACACTTTGGTCATGGATGATGGCGCCACTGATGGTAAAGATCAACTGGTAAGAATTCGTTCAGCCAAAGGTCACCAGATAACCATGCATGACAGTGAAGAATTTTTCTACATCACACATGCCAACGGCAAAACCTGGATTGAATTTGGCAAAGAAGGCACCGTAGATGTTTACAGTACTAATTCTGTGAATGTTCGTACCGCAGGCACAATAAATCTGCACGCCGACCAAGACATCAACATGTTTGCCGGTAGAAAAATCAACATGAGAAGTTTAGATGACATCAACGTTGAGTCGGTGAAAAATATCAACATCAGTTCTGAAGCTAACTTGACTGTGTATGGAAAAACTGCGGTGCGAGTCAAATCTGACGGCACATTGGCCATACAAAGTGCCAGCACCGGATCCTGGGGAGCCAGTGCATTGGTCTTCAAAGGAGACACTATTGATTTGAATGGTCCATGGGCGCCCACGGTTACCAAACCTGCACCAATTGTGATATCCTCACTGGATGACACCGAATTCAATGCCAGCGAAGGATGGCAGGTCAAAGCAGCCGCGATTAAAACATCAGCCACACGAGCACCCACGCACGAACCGTATCCATATCACAATCAAGGTGTATCTACTGCCGGTCCGGCTGCATCTTCAGTCAGCAACACGCCTCCGGGATCTCAGTCGGTGCCGTCTGGGGTCTCAGTGGGCAGAAATTCTTGACAAGGCATAGTCTACCATGGCAACATATAATTTTCGCAATGTAGATAACGGTCTTTCTTATTTTGTAAGAGGACCAGCTTCTCTCACCAAAGAACAGGCAGAAAGAATTTTTAATCAACAGCAGTCAGCAGGCGCCTTGATTGCTATCCAGCCTGGGCAAGCAATCACAGCAGAATTTCAATTGTCCAATGGTCTTACTACGGCTCAATCAGCAGTGACCAAAGATATTGCACAGTTTTCAAATGTTATTGCCAACAAGTTAGGAGAACTGCCCAAGATTGGTGTGACCGATGGAATAACTATTGCAAACTACGCCAAGCAAGCCCCGGTTGTAGAAGGTATAAAAAACATATCCAGCGTTGAAGTCACAGGGGTATTGGCACAGTGCCAAAATCTCACACAACAAAAAGCCACAGAAGCTACCAATTTGGGAGCAGGCAAGTATGCATTTACTGTTTCGCAATTGGAACGTGCAGGGTATGTCAAGCCTGGCACCACAACCACTTACATGACTTCAGGCACACGCAGTACTCTCACAGTGTTGAATATGACAGAAATTTGGTCAGGCAAAGATGGCATATCTAATCTAACTCAGTTGTTGTCTAACTCATCGTTGCAAGATACAATTCAACAATTTTTAATGAGTTCAGGCCTGGACCAGCTGGCTGAAGTGGGCATTGATGTAGATCAGTTGCCCTCAAAAACTCAGGCTGGCCTGGCATGTCTCAGCGCCATTGATCCAGCACTAGCAGTGAACTGGGTTAAAAATACATCGGCAACCGCATCTATTGCAGTACTTGGACGAATTGGTCCAGCGACATCGGCTGCAATTACAGCTGGAGGTTTTAAAAATTGGCAAACTCCAGATCGCATTGTCAGAGACGCAGCATTTGCCTGTGAATTTTCTGTTACAAAAACCAACAATGCCATGCGCAACGAAACAGCAGAAGTTTTTGTGATCAACCCCGAAACTATTGTTGAGCAGCAGGTGATAAATTTTGCCTGTAATCAAATTGTGGGCAATGATAAAGTGGCAAAAATAGGCTACGGAGGCACCCTACCTCCTGCTGACTTGGTCCAGACACTGACAGAACTTACACAGGAGCTGACCAGTATCAGCAACCAAACCACAGCGGCACTAGAGCAAAAAATCACAGTGTTTAATGCATCAGTTCGCCGTACTCAGTTAGAAACGTATCGTAAAGAACTGGTGAATCTCAATGCCAATTTTTCTTTACTGACCAACAAGGCCTTGACAGCTACACCGGTGTCTGCACAGTTTTTAGCTGATATCGAAGTGCAACGTTTGTCTATCCAAAATTTAGTTTTAAGGATAGATCAAGTACTACAAGTGATAGCGCAGGTACTAGGTCAACGCACAATTAGAACACTAGGCGATATAGTCACTGGTGCTGGTGTATAAATATTATCATGACCGTATTTGTTGGATTCAATACTATTAACCAGTTCAAAAAGTTTACACTGACAGACTTTGATCTAATCAAGCGTGATCTACTGAACGCATTTAATATTCGCCAAGGACAACTGCCTGGACGTCCTGCATATGGCAGTTCAATCTATGATTTTGTGTTTGAGCCACAGACTCAAAAAACACAACAAGAAGTAATTCAAGAAATACAGAGAGTGGCCGGCGGCGATCCAAGAATTTATGTCAGTGACCTCAAATGCTATCCACAAGAAAATGGCCTGTTGGTAGAATTACAAATACAGGTCATTCCATCTAAAAACGCCGAACGCCTGAGCATCTTTTTTGATCAACAACAACGCAACGCCAGCTACGTATAACTGAGCCGTTTTTTGTCACCATAAATACTTCAAGGTGACTTAAGGTTAACAAGCATGGCAAAAACCACTAGACAAACGGCAATATTTGGCGTAGAAGACTGGAAACAGATCTATCAAACCTATCGTGAAGCTGACTTCCAAAGCTACGATTTTGAGACTCTTCGCAAGAGTTTCATTGACTATCTACGTTTGTATTATCCCGAAACGTTCAACGACTACATCGAAAGCAGTGAGTTTATTGCACTGTTAGACGTAATTGCGTTCATGGGGCAAAGTCTTGCATTCCGTACTGACCTTAACACTCGCGAAAACTACCTAGACACTGCTGAACGTAGAGATTCAGTGGTACGACTTGCCAACCTTGTTAGCTACAGTCCAAAGCGTAATACTGCGGCGCAGGGCCTGCTCAAAGTTTTTAGCATGAGCACCACCGAAAATGTTGTGGACTACAACGGTGTAAATCTTAGCAATGTCACAGTTAACTGGGCCGACCCAACCAATCCAGACTGGCAAGAGCAATTCACTGCTATTATAAATGCCAGCTTGGTAGACAGTCAACGCATAGGTCGCCCAGGCAACCGTCAGACTATACTGGGTGTGCGCACTGACGAATATGCTATTAACCTGCTGCCAGGATTTTTGCCTGTAATTCCTTACACAGCCACAGTGGATGGCGTGAGCATGCCTTTTGAAGCAGTTACATCAACGTCTATCAATCGTGACTACATCTACGAACCAAGTCCTCAGCCCAATTCGCCATTTAATATTTTGTTCCGCAATGATCAGCTGGGGTTTGACAGCGCCAACACAGGATATTTCTTTGCGTTCAAGCAAGGCACACTGACCAACACAGACTTTAACCTAGCTGAACGTATCAGTAACCGCACAGTAAACATCAACGTAGAAGGCGTCAACAACGAAGATCGTTGGTTGTTCCAACTTGACAACATTGGCAACATTGCTCGCGAGTGGGCCTACGTAGAAAGTGTGTACACAGCCGCTGCTGAACAACAAGTAGAACTACGTCCAATTTTTTCTACAACCAGTAGAACCAATGACCAAATTACCCTGGTTTTTGGCGACGGTGTGTTTTCAGAAATTCCTGTGGGTATTTTCCGTTGTTATACTCGTGCTAGCAACGGTTTAGAATACATCATCAACCCAGAAGAAATGCAGGCAGTATCACTGCCTATCAGCTACACTGACCGCAATGGCAACCTGCAGACCATAACATTTACTTGTGGAATCACTCAGCCAGTGACCAATGCACAGGCACGTGAAACCATTGATGCTATCAAACAACGTGCCCCTGCTCGTTACTACACACAGAACCGCATGGTCAACGGCGAAGACTATAATATCTTCCCGTTCACAGCCTACAACTCAATTATCAAGAGCAAGGCCTTGAACCGTTCAAGTATTGGTACTAGTCGCTATCTTGATCTTGTGGACAACACTGGCAAATATTCCAGTACCAACACATTCTCCAGTGACGGAGCACTGTGGGAACAAAACATATTACCGGCCATACTGTTCTCGTGGATCAATCGCAATGACATCGCTGACTTTGTGACCAATCAGGTGCAACCACAGCTGAGTGAAGCCACCATGAAGCAGTTTTACTATGCTAATTTTCAACCTAGGCCACAGCTCAACACCGCACCTACTGCACTGAGTACCTGGAATCAAAGCACTACACTGGCCAACGAAACCACTGGCTATTTTAAAAATGCCACAGGCACACCTATTCCTGTGGGCACAAATACCACAACAAATTTCAAATATGTGCAGGTAGGAAGCTTGATCAAGTTTACCGCGCCCACAATCAATGAGCAGTCCTACTACTTTGACAAAAACAATCGATTGCAACCTGGTACACCCACCCGACCTGATGAGCGACTGGACATTTGGGCCAGTCCCATGGCCATCATTGGCGACGGCTATAACAACGGACTGGGCAATTTGATCAACGGCCAAGGACCAGTTACACTCAACAATTTTGTGCCCACAGGTGCCATAGTCAGCGAAGTGATACCAGTATTTGTTACTGATTTGTCGGTGACACTGGAACAAGAAATTGGAGATCAAATTGAACTGCTACGAAACTTTGGACTGGGCTACGACTGGCTAGGTACAATAACTGGTACTATAGGATCCTGGTATTTGATTACACAGCAAAATCTAGCTACTGATGCAGAGTTTAGTTTGACCAACGCTGGTTCTACTTCAGGTACGGGCCAAGATGCCAGCTGGTTGGTACAGTTTGAAGTTGAAAATCAAAACTACACAGTGACATTCCGTGGCCTGGCCTATTACTTTGGTTCAGTGCTACAGACACGATTCTTCTTTTATGACAATCAACTGATCTACGACAGCCGCACAGGAACAGTGATCAAGGACTTTGTGAATGTGTTGGCTATGAACACACAGCCTGACAGTACTAGTCCGTTGCCAGGCGACGTATACATGACCATTATTGGACAACCTGTGGAGTCAGATGGCTACGTTGACGACTTCCAGGTCCTGGTCAGCTATCGAGATTCAGACAATGATGGTGTACCTGATGATCCAGATTTCTTTAATGAAATTGTTGCCCCCAATGTCAACGCCAACCAGAAACTGATATTTTTACAACAAACTGTGGACTTTGACAATCTACAACGTTATCTTCTAGTAGAAGAAGGTGTGGTCAACAGTGACTATGCTACCTATGATGAAATAGAGTTAGCAAAAAGCGAGTGGTCGCCGGGTCAGGTGTTCTATGCCTACAACGAAGGTACTTTCTGGTTGCTGAGTGTCAACGTAGCCGGAGTTCGCACATTGGTGCAGCAGTCAGGCTGGATTGCACGCAATGGCCGACAAGACCTCTACTTCCAGTATCGTCACAACTCTCCGTTGACAGCAAGAATAGATCCAGGTACTACCAACATTATCGATCTTTACGTGGTCACACAGGCCTACTATACAGCCTACCAAAACTGGATCAGAGATACTACAAACACAGTGACAGAACCCAGTGTGCCTACCATTGATGAGTTGAGCACAGCATATCAAGGTCTGCAGGACTACAAAATGATTTCAGACAACGTGGTTCTAAATTCAGTGGTATTCAAACCACTGTTTGGTGCCAAGGCTGCACAACAGCTACGGGCCACTATCAAAGTGATTCGTGCACAAGGATCAACCGCCAGCACCAGCGAAATAAAAAGCTCTGTGGTAGCTGAACTCAACAAATATTTCAGTATTGATAAATGGAATTTTGGCGATACATTCTACTTCTCAGAACTGGCAGCGTATCTGCATCGTCAGCTGGGTAGTATCATTAGTTCTGTTGTGTTGGTACCATTGGATCCACAAAAGAGTTTTGGTGACTTGTATGAGATTAGATCTGCTCCCAACGAAATTTTCGTTAATGCAGCAGACATAACTAATATAGATGTGATTGAGGCTTTAACCAGCACCAATCTCCGAACAGCTCCTGGTAGCGGGGTAATTTAATGTCAAGAATTAGAAGTGTAGATTTTTTACCTGAGATTTTTCAAACTGATGTCAACAAGCAGTTTTTTGCTGCTACTTTGGATCAGTTGATACAAGAACCTCAATTTAAGAAGACCCAGGGCTTTATTGGCCGCACAGTGGGACCTGGGGTCAACCCCAACGACCGTTATGTGATCGAGCCTAATCGTGTTCGCGCTGACTATCAGCTAGAAGCAGGTGTGATCAGTCTTGAACCAGGCACAGGTAAAATTCAAGATGCTATTACCTATCCTGGTCTGCTGGATAGCATAGCTTATCAGACGGGTAGTCCTGGACTGACTAGTGGCATTATCTCTACCGAAGGTGGCGACAGTATTCGTCCAGACCGACTGTTCGAAAGCCAATACTACACTTGGGACCCGTTCATTAACTGGGATACCTTTATCAACTTCAGTCAGTATTTCTGGTTGCCCAATGGCCCAGATGCTGTGACTGTGGCTGCTTCTACTGTACCAGCTACCAACAACTTCACAGTTACTCGTTCTAACGATTATTATAACTTTTCTGGAGTACAAGGCAACGATCCTACTATTGATCTTGTGCGTGGCGGCAGCTATACTTTCCAAGTAGCTCAAAATCAAAAGCAAACCATAAACTACGGAGTAGGAAACAACGGCACCAGTGCTTATATAATAAATCTGGCAGCTAACCCCACTGTGTCTCTGGTACGGGGGAACACCTACACCTTTACATTGAGTCTAACAGGCGACTATCCGTTTTACATCAAAACATCGCCTACCACTGGTCTGACCAATATCTACAGCGATGGCGTAACCAACAATGGCGCTGTCACAGGCGTGATCACTTTTGTTGTACCACAAAATGCTCCAGACGTATTATACTATGCCGCTGCAAATCAAAGCAACATGCGTGGACAATTCAATGTCATTGACGCATCATCAGGCACTGGTTCCGGCTTCTGGATCCAAACAGCACCAGGGGTAAGCGGGCGAATTCCAGCTACACCAAACATCAGCAGTCGTGATGTACTGGGAGTGACCAACAACGGTGAAGACCTTGGCACAATCACTTTCAATGTGCCCACTAAAACTGCTCAACAATTCTATTACGGCCTACCTAACGTAGGTGGCGGTACTAGTCCTTACAATGTTGACTTAATTACAGATCTTAAATTCAATCAAATTGATGGAATAAAAGTCACTGATTTCCTAGCTACCTATGGTGGCATCGATGGCATCACTGAACTCAATGGTCGCACATTAGTTTTTGATCAACCCATTGTGGACGTTGACCAAGGTGGCTGGTACAGCACTTCAATGTTTGATCCATTGAGTGCAGGCAGCACCAACAATGGTCTACCTGGTAGCTTTGACAGCTTGCCTTATGCTCTGCAAACCACAGTACCGGTGAACGAACGATATAGCGTATGGCAAATCAACTATGTAGACAACGATGGCTATGTGACTATTCAGTTGGTTAGTACTCAGTTGATTGGCAATTTAGAAAAATTTAATATTCTGTACGGTACTACATACGCCAGCACTAGTTGGTACAAAAACGATGCTGGTTTCCTGCGACAAATACCTTTGCTCAGTGCTATTCAAGATACTTTGTACTATCAAGACGGTACTAACCCAGAAATTTTTGGACGTATTCGACTAATTGAACAACCGTTGGCATCAACACTGTTCATAGAAGAAATACTAGGCAAAAAAACTTATACCAGCCCCAATGGAATTACATTTACCAACGGACTAAAAATTATTTTACGTGGTGAAGTAGTACCAGCCAGCTATGCTGACAAAGAATACTATGTATCAGGCGTGGGCACAGCCATTGAACTGTTGCTGGTATCAAACTTTGTTGTGCCTGAAACTTATGTAGTTGACGCCAACGACAGTACCGCTGCGGTAGAACCAGCTGAGCTTGACTACTTGACTATAAACCGTGCCAGCAAAGATCTCAATGCCTGGACACGCAGCAATCGATGGTTCCATATTGACGTTATCAATGCCACAGCTGAATACAACAGCACCACAGCTGATATCGACAACAGCTACAGAGCCAAACGACCAATCATTGAGTTTCGTCCTGGACTGCGCCTGTTTGACATGGGCACTGAAGGCAAGCAACCCGTTGATATAATAGATTTTGAAGAAACTGATGCGTTTTCTAATATTCAAGGTGCCACAGCCTACAGTGTTGATGGTTACAATTTAGTCAACGGCAGTCGAGTTATTTTTGCTGCTGACGAAGATGCAGATGTACGAAACAAAATTTGGGTGGTAAACTTTGTTGATCCAGACTCGATACCTCCACTAATTGCACAGCCAATTATTAACCTGACCTTGGCCACCGACGGCATAGTGCTGTTTAATCAATGTACAGTTTGCACAGAAGGTACCACACTCAAAGGACTAACTTTCTGGTATGACGGTGTTGATTGGATCCGAGCACAACAAAAACAAGGTGTTCAACAATCTCCGTTGTATGATGTTTACGATGCCAACGGTGTTAGCTTTGGCAATAGAGCTGTATACCCATCGTCTACGTTTGTAGGCAGCAAGTTGTTTAGCTATGCGGTGGGCGACACAGGAATACTAGATCCTATATTACAGTTTCCTTTGCAGTATCTCAACCTCAACAACGTTGGCGATATTGTGTTTGAAAACAACTTGTACAAAGATACATTCTTGTATGTTCGGGACAACGTGTCTGTTACTGAACCTATCAGTGCAGGTTTTGTTCAAGAATTTTTAACCAGAACAACAAGTGTTCGAGACATTGGATGGAAAGTGGCAGCCACTGACACCCAGATTCGACAACAGTTTAAATTTACCTACACTGGTGAGTCATTGAAGTTAGACATCAAAGTTGAGTCAACAGTGGCACCTTTACAAAATCCTGTGCCTCCAGTTAAAGTATATGTTGGTTCAGAATTCAAAGACCCGGACACATATACTGTTGTTACCACAGACAACACTACCACTATTACACTAGACGAAACCTATTTTGTTGGTGATATAATTGAAGTTTTAGCTTTGAGCAATCAAAGCAGTGCAGTGGCTTTTTATCAGGTGCCTATTAACCTTGAAAAGAACCCACTCAATGGAAACAGTGCAAGTTTTACACTGGGTACAATTCGCACACACTACGAAAGTATCTGCGAAAATTTGTTGGATCTGACTGGATCAATCAACGGTGCCAACAACACTAGAGACCTTGGTGACATTGGCCCGTATGGCTTGATAATTCTTCAACAGAGTGCTCCGTTGACGTTGGCTGGTTACTTTAATCGCAGCAAAGAATACAATATCTTTGCCAGCCTTCAATACAACAGTCGCGAGTATACCAAGTTTAAAAACCTGCTGATGAAAGAAGTTACTCAACTAGAGATTAACTTTCAGACCACGGCTGAACTGCTCACAGAAGCCATGGCAAATATCACCGCTGGCAGAGTAGAAACCAACCCATTCTATTGGAGCGACATGTTGCCCAGTAGTTCAGTGTTTACTCAAACAGTGTACACAGTGAGCCTGATAACGACCAACGTATTTGATACAGTACAGGTATATAATTACACTTCTGCTAACTATCTTGGCCTGCTGGTTTACAAAAACAATCAACTGTTGATTCGCGGCATTGACTATGTTGTTGCCACAGATGGTCCACGAATCACAATCACAACAACTCTGGCAGTGGGTGATAAAATCACCGTACAAGAGTTTCCAGCTACCTACGGCAATTTTGTGCCAAACACACCAACCAAATTGGGACTATACCCAGCATGGAAACCCGGCATAGT